GGCGCCGCCCAGGGCGCCTTTGGGCGCACCAGCCGCAACGGCCCCATTCCCTGGGGCGATATCCCGGCCCGTGAATACCTGGGCTTGTCCATTGAAAACGAAGAAGACCTGCTGGAGCTGGCGGAAGACTTCATCCAGCTGGAGGTGATGCCGAAATGACCACCCTTAACCAGATTCAAGATGCCGTTGTGGCCACCATTAAATCCGGTTTAACCGATCTGAAAACGGTGGAGGCCCACGGCGGCCGCTTCGATGCTGGCGAGATTCGCCGCGTCACTGCCCAGGCCCCGGCCGCGTTTATCGCGGTGCTGAATTTTCGCCAGGTGGATGATCGAGGCAGCAACCTGGTCACCCTGGGCGCCTTTGTCACCGCCAAGGATCTGCCAGGCAATCTGCGCACCAAGCAAGCCGGCGCACTGGTGTCGGCCCTGGCGTCCTTTATCGCCGGCAACCGCTGGGGCCTGGACGATGCCGAAGGCATCCCCCAGGGCATCAACGGCCGCAACCTGTATGGCAGCAGTGTAGACCGCAAGGGCGTGGCCCTGTGGGCGATCACCTGGCAGCAGCGGTTCGAGCTGGACGACGCCCCTGATCTGGAAGAACTGAACTCCTTCATTACATACCACGGCGCCATAGACGTGGATCCTTTACAAGACGGCGAACCCCTAGCGGCCGACACCGTAACGCTTCCCCAGGAGTGACAACCGATGACCGGAAAAACGAAGCCGAACAAGATTTACATCAAACCCAAAGAGGGCCTGCAGGTCCGGGATCCGCAGACCTATCAGCCTTTGCCGGCAGCAGGCGCCTGGGTGACGCGGAACAGCTACTGGATCAAACGCCAGGCGGAAGGAAGTGTGGAGAAAGCCACGCCCCCCGCCAAAACCAAGGCTCCGGCCAAAGCCCCCAAGAGCAGCGCGGAGGAATAACGCATGGACTTCAACGAGATCCCCAACGACTGGCGCATCCCGCTGGCCTATGTGGAGTTTGACAACAGCAAGGCCAACCAGGGCGCCGTCAGCAGTGGGCACAAGCGTGTGATCATTGGCCAGATGCTGGGCACCGCAACCATCGCCGCCGCGCAAATGGTGCGCGTCACCGATGAAGACCAGGCGGACCAGTTCTTCGGTCAGGGCTCTATGCTTGCAGAAATGCTGCGCGCCACCCTGGAAGCGGACCGTACCATCGAAACCTGGGCCATCGGCCTGGATGACGATGCGGCCGGCAATGCCGCCACCGGCACCCTGACCGTTTCCGCCGCCCCCACCGAAGCCGGCACCTTGGCCCTGTATATCGCTGGCCACCGTGTGCGTGTTGGCCTGGACCCGGACGATACCCCCACCGATATCGCCGCCGCTATTGCGGCCGCCATCAATGCCAACGGCCGCTTGCCTGTAACAGCTTCAGCTGCCACCGGCACGGTGACCCTGACCTGTAAATGGAAAGGCGAAACTGGCAACGATATCGACGTGCGCACCAACTACTACACCGGCGAGATGTACCCGGCTGGCTTTGCCCTGGACATCGTGGCCATGAGTGGCGGCACCGCCAACCCGGATGTGGGCCCGGCGATTGCGGCAATGGGTGACACCTGGTTCAAGACCCTGGCCATGCCCTTCAACGATACGGCCAATCTGGACTTGCTGGCTGCCGAGCTGGTGGAGCGCTTCGGCCCGCTGATGTCATCCGATGGCATTGCTTACACCGCGTACCGTGGCAACCATTCCGAAACGGCCACCTTTGGTGCCAGCCGTAACGACCATGTGTATTCCCACATGGGCACCAACATCGTGCCAGAACCCACCTGGGTGTGGGCGGCCACCAATGCGGCTGTGGCGTCCTACTACCTGAACCTGGACCCGGCCCGCCCCCTGCAGACACTGGTGCTGCCCGGCCTCAAGCCGCCGGCCCCGTCCGATCGCTGGGACATGTTTGAACGCAACCTGCTGCTGTTCGATGGCATCTCTACCTACAGCGTCAACGCGGCCGGCCAGGTGCAGATCGAAGCCCAGATCACCAATTACCAGGTGAACAGCTACGGCGCCGAGGATCCGTCTTATCTGTACGTCAACACCCCGGCCACCCTGGGCGAACTGCGTGCCCGCACCCGTGCCTGGGTCACCCAGACGTTCCCGCGTCACAAGCTGCGTGGCAATGGCAGGGTTCGGCCCGGCAGTGCTGTCGTGACCCCGGAGATCTTCCGCGATGCCTACCTGGGCGGCGTAGCTGTGCCGGCTGAAAACGATGGTCTGATTGAGAACGCGGAAGCGCTGGTGCAAGCCATGATCTGCGAGATCGACGACAACAACCCCAACCGGCTTAACACGCTGACCACCCCGGACCTGGTGAACCAGTTCCGTATGTATGCCGAGCGCATGCAGTTCCGCGTGTAATCCTCATTTAAAGGAGCATTGAAGATGTCAACGCTATTAGGAGCTGCAGATATCGAGTTTGACGGGGCGGTGCTGCGCAGCGAGCAAGGCGGCGCCACTCTTACCTTGGGCGGTCAGATTGGTAACACCGTCATGGGGCCCAAGGGGGTGAACGGTCATTACTTCTCGACCGAAGCCGGGCGCTGTGAAGCTACTGTGTCCCTGGCTAAGGGTGACAGCGTGGCCAACTACCTGGGCAAAGAAGGCACGATTGTTTTCCGTGCCGACACCGGGCAGCGCTACATCATCACCAATGCGGTGATCGTCGAAAACCCGTCCGTCAAATCCAACGCCGGGGGCAACGTCAACCTGGTGTTTGAAGGTGACCCGGCCAAGGAGCAGCTTTAAATGGAACATTCCTTTGAGCTGGAAGATGGCCTGCAGTTGGTGGAGAAAACGCACACAACATGCGTGGTTCGCCCGCTGACTGCCGGTGACATTCTGGACGCCCAGCAGGATGCCGAACGCCTGATGGCCACCCCGAACGGCTATCAGTTGGTGGTGAGTGATAGTGCAATGGGTTTCCACCTGGCGCGCCGGCAAATCGTCCGCCTGGGTGATATCCCCGGCCCCTTGAGCGTGGACGACATGCGCAAGCTGTCTGGCCGCGACATGGAGAGGATCAACAAGCAGCTGGACGGCCTGGACCAGGCAGTGGCGGGGGCGCTGGCAGACCGGGGGCGAGATGCGGGGGCTGGTGCCACTGATTGACCAGCAAATGCTGGTCATCGCCGCCCGCCTGGGCTGGTCCGAATCCGACATCCGGCCCCTGCCTCTTCTCCGCTTAACCCACTACTACGAACACCTGGTGCCTAAGAATGACTGAGTTGCAGACAGCCCTGGTCCTGGACCTTAAAGGTAACCTGCAGCAGCGAGCGCGCCGCTGGGGCCGCTCTATTACTCAGTTCAGCCGCGACGGCGCCCGCGACCTGACCCGCTTCGAGCGCGTGGCCTCACGCGCCACCCGTGGCCTGGATGGCCTGGCTAACCGCTGGACCGGCCTGCTGTCCGGGGCGGCCGCAATGGCCACCGTCCGCCAGGTGGGCAACTTCAATGATCGCCTGCTGCGCCTGGGCATCGATGCCGGTGTGACGGACGACAAGCTGGGCAGCCTCAAACAGCAAATACTGGACACCGCCAACGCCGGCAACGTGCGCGTGGATCCGGGCCAGATCCTGGACGCCATCGATGCCATCGTGGAAAAGACCGGTGATCTAACCTTCGCCCAGGACAACATCCGCAACATCGGCGTGGCCATGCAGGCCACCGGCGCAGAAGGCCAAGCGATCGGTGAGATCCTGGCCGAATTCCAAAAGATGGATATCAAGGCCCCGGACCAGGTGCTGCGCGCCATCGATATCCTCAACGTCCAGGGCAAGGAAGGCGCTTTCACCCTGAAGAATTTGGCCGCACTGGGCCCCCGTGTGATCACCGCTTATACCGCCGCCGGCCGTGGCGGCGTGGACGCCCTGCGCGAAATGGGCGCCGCCCTGCAGATGATCCGCCAGGGCACAGGCTCCAGTGAGATGGCCGCCACCGCCTTTGAAGCCACCATGCGCACCTTCACGGATCCCAAGAAAATTAAGGATCTGAAAACGATGGCCGGCATCGATGTCTACGAACACCTGGCGAATGGCGAAAAGGTATTGAAGCCCATCAACCAGCTGATGGCTGAAATTGTACGGACCGCCGGCGGGGATATTTCCAAGATTGGCAGCATCTTCGACGCCGAAGCCGTGCGGGCATTCAACGCCGCAGCGGGCGAATTCAACCGCACTGGTGAACTGGCAATGCTGGATAAGTATTACCAGGTCCAGGCTGACGGCCAGCGCACCCAGCAAGACGCCGCCCGTGGCGCCAAGGGCTTTGCCGCGTCCATGCAAACCCTGTCCAACGCCTGGCAAACCTTTGCCGACAACAACCTGGCCGAGCCCGTGGCGGATCTGGCCGATGCCATCAACAGCGTGGACCCTGAGCAGTTCCAGCGCTGGCTGGAGCTAGGCAAGAATCTGGCCCTTATTGGTGCCGGGATGTATGGCCTGGGCAAGCTGCGCCGTGCAATGGGCAGCCGTGGCAAAAGGGGCGGAGCTGCAGGCGGTGCGGGTGGCCTGGGTGGCGGCATGGGCGCGCCGGTGCCTGTCTATGTGGTCAACCAGATGGGGATGGGCGGCGGTCCTGGTGGCGCCGGCCGCAAAGGCAAGGCTGGCAGCTACGGCCAGACGGGCAGAAAGGCGACCTATGGGGCCGCCGGTGCCAATGCTACCCGCAAGGGTGTTGGCGGTGCAGCGCGCAGAGTAGGCGCCAAGGGGCTTGGCGCTTTACGGCTGGGTAGCAAGGCCCTGGGCCCGGCCAGCATGGTGGTCGAAGCGGGCCTGGGGGGCTACGCCATCGGTTCCATCATCAATGAAGGCATCGACATGGGCCTGTCCAAGCTGATGGGCAAGCAGACATCCCTGGGGTCACTGATCTATGACATGACCCACGACCCGGTCGATATGAGTACGCCTGTGATCAAGAAGCCCGAGGGCAATACTGCCCAGGAAGTGGGCGGAGAACTGCGTATTACGATTGATAGCGAAGGAACGCCCCGCGTTACCGGTCTGGCAAAGCGGGGCCCTATGGATCTGACCGTGAACACCGGTCGAATGATGGGGGATATCTGATGCCCTCAGTCTCCACCGCACTGCAGCAGCAGGAACACAACCGGCACCACAACCAGGGTGATTTTCAGCAGGGCAAACACAACGCTGCCCATGCTGTCCGCCATTTGTTCGGCTTCGTGATGGTCGTTCATGGTGTCACTCCCTCCCTTGGTGACTGTCTGGAGAGTGTAGCATGACCTGGCGCGATAACATCCCCGACAAGGCCAGCTTTCGAGGCGTGGAATTCTTTTGGGAATCCCACGACACCGGCGGCATAGGCCGGCGCTTGGCAAAACACCGCTACCCGGGCAAGGACGGCATGCAGACCGAAGACATGGGCGGCAAGGATCGCGATTATCGCGGGCGCGCCTATGTCATCGGCGATAGCTACATGGCCCAACGTGATCAGCTGATAGAGGCCCTGGACAAGCAAGGCCCCGGCATCCTGGTCCACCCCTGGTTTGGCCGTCTGGAAGTCGAGGTGGACGATGCCAAACTGACAGAAACAACCCGGCAAGGTGGCATGGCCAGCTTTGACCTGGTGTTTGTTCCCTACACACCCGACCAGTATCCGGCGCGCAGTGTCGATACCCGTGCTGCTGTCTCTCGCAATGCTGCCGCAGTCACAGCCGCCGCTGAAAAGGAATTTAAAGACAGTTTTACCACCGCCGGCGCCCCGGCCTGGAGCGTGGACGAAAGCCGCTCACGCCTGCAGGAGCTGGGCGATATCCTCCAGGACACTACCGGCCGGCTGTCTGACCTGGTCAATTCTCCTGCCGATCTGGCGGGTGGCATCGTTGGCCAGGTCCAGGGCTTCATCAACCAGGTGGGCAGCAGTCTGGCAGATCTGC